GTTTGAGTTGCAGATGATGCTGCCAAAGTTACGCCTAAAAGCAAATTGCCATTATTGTCTAATGTAAGTGCTTGGGTAAAGGAGATGGCGTTACCTGCTGTGCCGGAGCCTGCGTTCCACCATTGGTGCTGACCAGCCGTTTGAATATATTGCGTTGCATTCGCGCCGGTTGCAAAGTATTTCCAGCCGGAGTTGTAATAAGCGTTTGCTTGGAAATAGGCGTTGTTTGCATAACCAAGAATTGATGCATCGCCTGAAGAACCAAGCTGCATTGCCTTACCGAGGCTCCAAGCACTAGGCGTAACCCCTAGTCCTAGGTTGCCGGAGGAGTCTAGGTACATTTGCTCCGTGCTATTCGTCAGGAACGACAACGTGGTGTTGCTTGTAGTTCCAACGTAACCGCGCTGCGTGTTGTCTCCGAGGATTGTGGTAATTCCAGAAGTGCGCTGTACAGCTAAGTTGCCGCCTACAACGGTCAATTTGTCTGATACCCCAAGACTTGAGGTAGTACCCAAACGCAGCCCTGTGCTGGTCAGGCGCATTTGTTCGGCGTTGTTGGCATTAAATGCTACGTTATTGGTTCCTACACCGTATACGCCATTCACAAAGGTTCCGGGCGAAGAAAAGAAAACGCCCGAAGTCGTGGGGACAAAAATATTCCCCGAACTTAAACTTAAATTCGTCCCATCAAACGTCAGCGCAGACCCCGTAGTCAGCACCTTAGAGCCGTTCAAATAGGCTACACCGTTGGCTGTGCCGCCTGACAACGTAGTTGTAGAACTTGCTGACAAAGTGGTGAACGAACCTGCTGCCGCAGTTGTGCCACCTATTGCAGGAGGAGAGGCTAGGTAAGTGCTAAACCCCGTGCCTGACACCGTGCTAGAGGCCGACAACGTGGTAAACGCACCCGTGCTAGCAGTAGTAGCACCCACAGTTGTACCGTCAATACTGCCACCAGTGATGACTGCATTGCTTGTAGTGACGTTACCCGTGAAGGTAGAGCCTGTTAGGGTTAACCCTGTGACAGTTGTGGTGGTATTACCCAGATACAGGTTAGTGCCACCCAGCGTGATAGCGGTAGCAAAATTAGAGTCCAGTTGCGACAGCGGGATAGAGCTTGTCGCGGTAGCAAAGGTATACGGTACAGACATCTTAGAACCTCACTCTTAATTCATGTTCAAACTCAAACGTGTTCACTGTGAACGGTGACGAGTTTGCAGTCAATGTTAAACCCAAGTATTTGCCATACTGTTGTGCGTCTGACTTGTACAGCGCATAACCAGCAGAGAAAGTCCACGCAACTACCTGACTACTGTTGTTGACCCACGCAATCGTAGTTCCACTGTTGTTAGTCCAGTTATCGTAGTTGTTAAGTGTGTAAGTAGGACTACTGCCAGTCTCACTATCCACCGTCACCATCAGGCTGGTAGCGTTCGTAATAGTCGCTTCAATCGCAAACTTCAATGCTTGCTTGGTACGGATGGCATCTGCCATAGGTTGCAGCGCAGTCTGCACGTACATAGGCACATTTACAGACTGTGAAGCATACAACTGGTACAAGTTAGTGCCATCTGTGCCGTACAAGTTGATCTTGCCTTGATACGGGGCAGAAGTGACGAATGTCAAGCTACCCTGAGACGACAAAAACCATTTTTTTTCAAAAAACACTGCTTGCAAAAAGCGAGGTGAGCTTGAGTAGCCCTGACCACCCGTGTACCAGAAGTTAAAAGCCGCACACAACAGGTTGTTGATAATGACTTGCCCACCTGACACCTGGTAGTTCGTAAAGTCTATATACGGGAAGATGTTGTCCAGCGGATCTGAAATTTTTGACGTTGTAGACCCCACAAGAGAGTACACACCGTAGTTATTCATCAGCAAAACAGACCGGAAATACGGGAAAACAGCATAAGAAAGCTGTGTACCGATACTTGCAGACACGTTTGTGTTCGTAAACACGGTTGTACCCGTGCTCGTCACCTGCAAGTTGGAAAACACGTTAATACTGTCTGGCCCAAAGATATACAAGAAGTTGTTGGCAGAAAGCAGACTGTTGATATTGCCCGTTAACGTCGAGTCAGTAAGCGTCAACGACCCCGCAGACACAGATGTAAAGTCTGAGAAGGACACAGACGAGGAATACGTGACTGTACGACCCTGTGCAACCCAAACACGACCAGAAAATGAGGCCACATCTACTATAGGATTGCTGTTTAGCACCACAACACCAGTTGCGTTAGCCCCCTGACCTTGGGCAAAGCTAATAGTAGGGGGAGTTGTGTACCCCGTACCAGGGTTAGTCATGATGACTTGAGTAACTGCACCCCCCGACACGATGGCTGTAGCGGCAGCATTAGCTCCGTTACCCCCCGTAATTGTCACTGGGAAAGAACCGTTAGCCCCGTAACCCGCCCCACCACCCGTCACTGCAATTGCTACAGTGCCCGTCTTGAAGGTAGACAACTGGCAGATAGCAGTAGCAGCCGTGCCATTACTGGCTGTGATGATGGTAGAACTTACTGTCTGAGATACGCTGACCACCCAGCTAGATCCTGAGCCGCTGACGATGGTTGTGCCAGCAGTAACACCTGTGCCTGACAGGGTAGCACCCACCTGCATAGCCCCTGTAGAGGTGCTGTTAATGGTCAGTGTTGTGCCAGAAATGCTGCAATTCCCTGTAAAAACAACAGGTTGAGCCATCGTGATAGTAGGTGGAGACGTATACCCACTGCCACCGTTGGTGATGGTAATTGTGTTGACCGTACCTGTGTTTAACACCGCAGTAGCGTTAGCACCAGACCCCACACCAGAGATTGTGATGGTAGGAGGAGATAAGTAGCCCGACCCTGGGTTAGACAACGTGATAGCGACAACAGCGTTAGCTTGAATGGTGGCATACGCTACAGCCTGGACACCCCCTGAAACAGTAGGTGCAGAGATGGTGACAGACGGTACAGACGTGTATCCTGAGCCACCAGAGCTAAGAGTGATGTAAGAAATGCCGCTAGCACCTGTTGTGATAGTTGCCACAGCGGTAGCTTGTACCCCGCCTGTTTGCTGACCGCCACCAGTAATACTGACTGTAGGGGCTGTAATGTAGCCAGCACCAGGGTTTGTAATGCCGATAACACCTACAGAGCCTATAGAAACTAAATTAGCCCCGTCCCAAGAGAACAACCCGTTATTGGGGTCTCCTATCAGGGCATACTGGTTGTTAAACTGGGTTGCAGTAACACCTGAGCTGCTAAATGTCCCAGCAGCAGCGACGTTACCCGTTGTGCCACCAGGAGTGCAATACTGTGCAGCTCCGTTAGCTTCGGCAGCAAAGATGTATTCTGTGTTGTTAATGTTAAACGAGGTGAGATAGCTAACTGTGTTGCTAAAAGCACCCGTCTTGATGGTCGTCTGACCTGGTACAACCCGCAAATTACCGTAGCCTACAGGCTGGACGTTCTCAATCCACGAGAACTCTTCTGTTTCGATAGCTGTGCGGTTGGCCTTGGTGTTTAGACCTTTAAAGCTCTTAATGACAGCATAGGACTTTTTTTGTTCTGATGCTGCCATGTTTAGAAGTAAGAGTAAGCGTCAGGGATACGTCGCGTGAATACAGAGTTCAACACAGCTTGAATGTGCTTGATGTACTCTTGCTTGTAAATCTCGGCCTCACCGTAGCTTTGCTCCTTGTATTTTGCCTTGTATGCGGCATAGAACACCACAGGAGTTGTGTACGGGTCGTTTATAGGGTCTACAGCACTCGGATTAGACAAAGTAAGAGGTGTAGGCAGCAAAGTGGTGTCCACTTCGATGTAATAGGCTTGATCCGGCACAGGAGAGATGTAAAGCGTCTGCTGACCGTATGTTGAAAAGCAAACAGGGCGTCCAACATAGTTTTGCCAGTAACGGAGCTGTGCGTTGAACTCAGTCCAGTTCAAATTGCGTAGTGGGATGCGTGAATTGCCCCAATACAGCGTCACATTCAGAACATCGAGCGTTTGTGTGCCCGAGGGGAGACTTGCGTACTGAATTTGCTCAGCAGGCTGAACATACTTAAGGGTAGCAGTACCGTCTGCAAAAGCAGTTGCTGGGGGAAACACGTTGTTTTGAGTTGGGTAAGCTGGCGCTGTAGAGCCAGATGTTCCCGACGTTTGGTACTGATAGATAAATACATTGTTGAATACGTATTGACCCGCAGTAACAGCCGTGTTTGCGACCCAGGCGGTTGCAGGAGTTTGGTTGGTAGAGTTGCCTGCGTAAGGATTGTAGGCGGCGATAGGCGTAGAGAGTGGTTGACCCACACCTGCGCCTTGAAGTGTTCTTAGACAGCCAGTGTCACGACATACACGCTGACGAGCGTCGTTAATGTCGTTTGTTAACTCTTGTTGAGTCCAAAAGTTATTGTTCTGATCGTGCAGGATTGTCTGCAAGTCAGTAAGGTAGGACGACAGAGTTGCCATGTATTACTCATTTTATGCTGCACGACGAGAGACTTTTCCCCCGCTCCGGCCTTCACCGGATTGGGGTACTAACTCTACCACCGAGGGTAACGAGTGGTTCTGCTTGGGAAGCTCAGACGCAACTTCAAATTGCGCGAGCATCTCCAGTCCTTTTTTGAGTTCTGCCCGAGACTGAATCCAACCTAGACGAGCTAGCTTTTCTTCTTTCTCTTTGTCTGTCATGCCGACACCAAAAATATGACGAGCAATCTCGAACGGCAACTCTACAGTTGTGTCCTTTTTAAACTCGTACATGACACCGTTCCAACCATCGGTCAGTTCAATGTCGCTTTTATTGGTGACGTAGACATTAGGCATTAGAAGCTCACTGTATCGCCGTAAACACGAATGTCAACAGTTGCGTTAGCAACAGCAGTGTTGACCTTCACGAAAAGGGCTTGTGTAATGTTGCCCGTTAAGGCGGTGGTTGTGCTGTAAGGAGACGCGATTGTCAAATCTTGGTAAGTACCCGTTGCAGTGAGGTTGGACAGCACGGTAGCTGCCACAACTGCATTGCTTGCGTTACCGTCAGAAGAGGTCAAAATAGACACGTTTGCAGTGCCTACGTTGCCGCTAGGATTCTGAACAGTAACACGACGGATAATCACGCCACCCGAGCTGACAGCATTACCAGAATTGGTAAGGCCACCAGACAGGATAGGCAAAGCGACAACGACATTTCCAGTAGAGCCAACAGGAACGCTGCTTGCCGTAGCAATAGCGTAATTACCAAAACTGTTTGGGTAATTCTGTGCGACTGAATCTGGATTAGCCATTTAGCTCTCCTTAAGAGTTGTAAGTACCGCTAGCGGCTTGACCACCATTGACGGTAGCCAGAGTCATCGTAGTAGCGGTAGCAACGGTCACGTTAGCTCGGACGTTCACGCCATCAGAGATGATGACGCCACCAGTGTTGTTAGCCAACAGAGTAGACCAAGTAGCAGTGCTGTTGCTTGAGTTATAAGCAGACACAGCTTCGATGGTCACGTTGCCAGTGGGGAACGCCAGGTAAGTACCGGCGGGGATCAGGACGGTTGCGTTGTTAGCGGTAACGCTAGTCAACTGCCAATACGCACCAGGCGTGTTGGTAGAGGCGTTAGCCAGAACAATTTTATTTAAACCAAGTGCCATGACTATTACTCCTTACAGTGAGAGAGAGTTGTAGTTGTACACACGAGACATCGACTTGGGCTTGGTGCTAATCAACTCAGCAATCATAAGCACAGCGCCGACGTAACCAATCTGCCAGTTGGGAAGAGTGGACTCGAAACCAGTGAACACAAACGAACCTTGCTCGTGGATGTACAAGCTCAGGTAATTGGTGTTAATGAAGTACACAGTACCTTCGGGGCAATATGGATCGGGGTAGATTGGCACACCAGCAACCATCAAAGCGCGGAAAGCGGCTTGAGGGCCATTGCCATCACCGTCGAAACCAGAACCGGGGGTGATAACGTACTGCTCTTGGCCCACAAAGTCTTGTGCCAACAGAGTCCAAGTACCAAAACCGCAAACGCCGAATGAAGGCATTTCAGCACCCTTCTTAACAGTACCAGAGATGTACTGCAAGATGTTTTGACGGGTGGGGTTCACGTTACCAGCGTTATACACCTTCGACTGCCACCAAGTGTAGGTGGAGCGGTTAATGTTACCGTAGGTTTGCAAGTTAGTACCGTCGTCAATAGCACCAGGCAAACCAATAAATTGTTGTTGGTTGGTGGTGTTGTTGTACAAAGCGGTAGCCATAGCGTCCATCATCACGTTGGTAGCATCGTTCATACGAGCTTCGATC